GAGTACGGGCCGGACAGCGCCCAGGCGCACGTTGAGGTGTATGGTGAGTTCCCACGGGCGGGGGATGACCAGTTTATACCAAGTGATGTGGTCGATGAGGCGATGAAACGGCCTAAGTACAAGGATGCAAGCGCGCCTATCATCATTGGTGTAGACCCGGCGCGGTTTGGGGCTGATGCGACTGTGATTGCGGTGCGGCAGGGGCGGGATATTGTGGCTATTAAGAAGTACCGGGGCGATGACACGATGACGGTGGTGGGGCACATCATTGAGGCGATGGAGGAGTACAAACCAACAATGGTGGTGATTGATGAGGGTGGGCTGGGGGCGGGGATTGTGGATAGGTTGAAGGAGCAGCGGTACAAGATCAAGGGGGTGAACTTTGGAAACAAGGCAAAAAACCCGATAATGTATGGAAATATGAGGGCGCAGATGTGGGGGGATATGAAAGCGTGGTTGAAATCTGCTAGTATTCCGCACGATAGGTTTTTGAAGACAGACCTAATTTCGCCCTTGATGAAGCCTGATTCACGGGGTACGATCTTCTTGGAGAGCAAGAAAGAAATGAAAGCACGGGGTTTAGCCAGTCCAGATGCCGCAGATGCGATATGCGTGACGTTTGCTTTCCCTGTGGCGCATCGGGAGTACAAGGAGCCGTCAGTTCGGCGGTACTCTGACTATTCGGCGGTATCTACTGGATGGATGGGATCGTAATGGCTGATTACACGGGTATCAACAAGGTCGGTCAGGTTGCCAACGTCGGCGGTGGGCCGGGTGAGAAGGACGACCAGCGCGATATGCTGGCGACAATGCGCTCACGCCTGACTATGGCGGTGAATGCCTACAGCGACTCGCGCAGCAACGAACTGGATGACTTGCGGTTTATGGCGGGTAGCCCAGACAATCAGTGGCAATGGCCTGCTGACGTATTGGCGACTCGCGGGGCGGTGCAGGGGCAGACCATCAACGCCCGTCCCTGCCTGACTATTAACAAGCTGCCGCAGCACGTTCGCCAAGTCACCAACGACCAGCGCCACAACCGCCCCAGCGGTAAGGTCATCCCTGCGGATGAGATTGCCAACACGGAGATGGCTGAGATTTTTAACGGCATCGTGCGGCACATTGAATACATCAGTGACGCTGACACGGCCTACGACACCGCCTGCGAGAACCAGGTGACTTACGGCGAAGGCTACATTCGGGTACTGACTGAGTATTGCGACGAAAACAGCTTTGACCAGGATCTAAAGATTGGCCGGGTTCGGAATTCGTTCTCGGTGTTTATGGATCCCGCTATCCAAGATCCATGCGGTGCAGATGCGCGGTGGTGCTTTGTCACGGAGGATGTGCCAAAGGACGAGTACGAACGCCTGTACCCGGACGCTGCGCCGATTAGCAGCTTGCAGTCCCTTGGGATTGGCGACCAAGACCTAACGCAGTGGCTGCGCGACGAGACAGTGCGGATTGCTGAGTATTTCTACGTAGATTACAAGGCAGAAACCCTGAATTTGTACCCCAACAACATCACGGCGTTCAATAACACGCCTGATGACAAGCAATTGAAGGCGCTCTACGGCAAACCGTTGAAGAACCGGGTTGTGCAGCGGGAGAAAGTTTGCTGGGTCAAGACCAACGGCTACGAAGCGCTAAAGAAGCGCGATTGGGCGGGTAAGTACATCCCCATTGTGCGCGTGGTAGGCAACGAGTTTGAAGTTGACGGGCAGATCTATGTTTCCGGTCTGGTGCGGAACGCAAAAGACGCTCAGCGGATGTACAACTACTGGGTAAGCCAAGAAGCAGAGATGCTGGCCCTAGCGCCCAAGGCTCCGTTCATTGGCTACGGTGGGCAGTTTGAAGGTTACGAGACTCAGTGGAAGACTGCCAATACGACCAACTGGCCGTATCTGGAGGTCAACCCAGACGTTACAGACGGCGCTGGTGCTGCTCTGCCACTACCTCAACGTGCCCAGCCCCCAATGGCCTCCAGCGGCCTCCTACAGGCTAAATCAGGGGCATCTGAAGACATTAAAGCTGCAACTGGGCAGTACAACGCTAGTCTGGGCATGGGCGGCAACGAACGCAGCGGCAAGGCTATCCTAGCCCGTCAGCGCGAGGGTGACGTTGGAACCTATCACTATGTTGATAACCTGGCCCGTGCCATTCGGTACGTGACCCGGCAACTGGTGGACTTAATTCCAAAAATCTACGACACCCAGCGGGTTGCGCGAATTATTGGCGAAGACGGTGAGACAAACATGGCACGGATTGACCCGTCGCAGCCCGAGCCGGTCAAGAAGATTGTTGACCAGCAGGGCATTGAGATTGCCAAGATTTACAACCCCAATGTCGGCAAATACGATGTGGTGGTGACCACCGGCCCAAGTTACAGCACCAAGCGGGTGGAGACTCGGGAAGAGATGGCAAACCTGCTTCAAGGCAACCCGCAACTGTGGGCTGTGGCTGGCGACCTGTTCGTCAAGAACATGGACTGGCCTGGTGCTGACGAGTTGGCTAAACGGTTGGCTAAGACCATTGACCCCAAACTGATGGGTGATGAGAACGACCCAGCCCTACAAGCTGCCAATATGCAGATGCAGGCAATGGGGCACGAAATGGAGCAGATGCACCAAATGCTCAAGAACGTTCAGCAGTCGATGGAAGCGCAAGACCTGCAAATTAAGCAGTTTGATTCTGAGGTCAAGGCGTATGATGCTGAAACCAAGCGTATGACCGCCATGTCAGCAGCTATGACGCCAGATCAGGTGCAAGAGGTGGTACTAGGTACAATCCACGGCATGATTACCAGCGGCGACTTAATCAACGAAATGCCTGGGCGAGATGTTGATATGCCGGGTATGGAGATGCCACAAGAAGGCATGGAGCCACAACCACAAGGAATGCCGCAATGAAAGGTAACGAGTTTGTAGGGATGCTGTTTCTAGCGCGGGATGTAGCGCACAGCGTTCACCTAAATACCCGCAGCTTTAGCAAGCACACGGCGCTCAATATTTTTTACGAGCGTATTGTTGGTGCTGCTGACGACTTTGCTGAAACTTACCAAGGCAGGTATGGCCTGATGGGCCAGATTACGTTGGGCAGCAACAAAAAAACGGCCAACATCATTGATTTTCTTCAAGGTCAATTGGACGAAATTGAAAAAGTACGATATGAAGTGTGCGACAAAACTGACACTTCGCTCCAGCAACTGATTGACAACATTGTTGAAATTTATTTGCGTACCCTATACAAGTTGAGGTTCTTAGCATGAGTACCACATCTTTAGCCCCAACGCCCAAGCTGCAATTTTTTGATGCTAACGGCGCACCGTTGGTAGGTGGCAAACTGTACACCTATGCTGCTGGTACGACTACGCCATTGGCGTCCTACACTGACAGCACGGGAAACACTGCCAACACTAACCCCGTTATTCTGGACAGCCGTGGCGAGGCCAATGTATGGCTCAGTGGGGCTATATATAAGTTTGCTCTGTACGACAGCACGAACGTGCTAATCTGGACAGTAGACAACATCAACGGCAGCACCTTTGCCTCTAATGCAACGGGTAACGGAACAACAACTGCTTTCTCAGTAGTCAATGGTTTCACCGCCATTTACATCAACGGCGTGTACCAGAACCGCAATACCTACACGGTAACCAGCGGCACGGTAACGTTTAGCCAAGCACCGCCCTACACATCCATTATTGAAGTTGTTTACAACTAGGAAACGCCATGTTAAAAGTAGCAAATTCAGTTATTAGTGCCAGCAGGATTACAGGCACTCTTCCAGTAGCAAATGGTGGCACAGGTCTTACTAGCTACACCGTTAACGGAGTAGTGTACGCATCAGGATCAACAACCCTTGCCTCTGGGTCTGTGCTAAATTTTGATGGGACAAGTTTGTTGGTGGGGACTACAAGCGCATCATTTGGCGGCAGGGTAATTGTTAGTAATGATGGATCGGCAACTCAAACATCGCTTAGTTGCATTAATACCAATGGTTCTGGAACAATGCGTCAGATTGATTTCTTTACTGGGACAAACACATCACGCATTGGCTCTATAGAATCAACAACATCAACGACTGCTTACAATACATCGTCTGACTACCGCCTAAAAAACATCACTGGCCCTATCACCACCAGTGGCGCATACATCGACTCCTTAAAGCCCGTTGAAGGCACATGGAAAGCGGACGGCGCTACCTTTGTTGGCCTGATTGCCCATGAAGTCCAAGAGGCCAGCCGCACCACGGTGGCAACAGGCACTAAAGACGGCGAAGAGATGCAAGGCATGGATTATTCCAGCGCCGAAATCATTGCCAACCTGATTGCAGAACTCCAATCCCTCCGCGCCCGTGTCGCACAACTTGAAATCAAACCATGATTAACCGCAAGATTAACAGTATTAGAATCTAAGTAGGAAATTAACTATGTCACTTACAAAAGTTTCCTATTCAATGATTCAAGGCGAGGTAATCAACGCATTTGATTACATGACGCCTGCTCAGATTGCGGATGTAACAAGCAACACTGCAAGTCTTAATGTTGCAACTGCTGTTCAAGCAGCTATTACTGATGCAACTGCGGCTAAAAAAGTTTTGCGGTTGCCAGCAGGTACTTATCGACTAGAAGCTACGTTGACAATCTCAGGCAATAACTGGTTGATTGGTGATGGAAAAGATGGAACTAAACTTCAATGCCAACATGGTGGCAGTTGTATTATTGCAAGCACTTGGGGTGGTCGAATTGCTGCACTTAGTATCTATACTTACCAAATAGGTTCTAACGCTATTCAAGCAGGCAACAACTCTCGAAACTGCTCCATTGATGCAGTGTATCTTGATGCTACTGCTATTGGCGCAACAACTCTTGGCGCTGGCATTTACCTGTACGATGGCGTTGGTTTTTCTGGTGGAATCACTATTTCCAATAGTTACGCACTTCAGTTCAAATATGGCATTTTAATGGATGGCGCAAACATTAATACCGCTACTTGGACAACGGTTTCAATTTACAACTTTTGGGCTGCTGGAATTTTGTCGGCAGGAATCCCCCGTGTTGGTACTTACGGCATTTACATGAGTGCGCTTACCAATGGTATTGGCACTTGTATGTATGGCGGCACGCTTGAGCAGTTTGAGTACGGTATCTATGTTGCCGATAATTCATATGGCGGTGTGTTTGAAACCGATATGGAAGGCAACACCAATAATTATTTTATTGGCAACAACTTTCAAGGCCACATAACTTCAGCATTTGGCAATCCATATGTTGAAAAAACAAGCAATACACCAACACAAATTTGGCAATATAAATCTCTTCTTACTGGATTTGGCCCAAAGCAAGAAAATTATTACGCACCTTCATGGCTTGTTTATGTTGGTGATGGAACATTGCAATCTGTAAATTATTACCGAAACAGCGTCAGTGTAATTAACGGTGGATCGTTGGACGCAAACGCAACTAAATTCTCGTTTGGTTTAGGGTTATCTGGTGCATCTGGATCATCAGTTCACCCAAGCAGCCATTATGTCCAAGTCAGCAACTCAAAATTGCATTGGGGCAACGATATACCTTCTGCCAGAACAGGAACTCAACTTGTAGCTTGGATTCAAGGTGATATCTGCTACAACTTATCCGCAACAGTTGGTCAACCTATTGGTTGGATGTGTACGGTGGCTGGAACACCAGGCACTTGGGTTGCAATGGCTAATCTTTAAATCATGATCCGCACTGCTTCTGGCCCAATCTTGCTCTACATGAAAGCCTGTGGTTTCCAAGGCTGGACTAGCTTTTGGAACGTCATCTACATGGCTCCGGGCTATGAGTTGAACAACGCCTTGATACGGCATGAGATGACGCACCTAGAACAGATGCGGCAAGATGGAAAGCTGCTGTACCTGATCAAGTACAGCTATTGGATGTTGCGCTATGGTTATAAAATGAATCCGTATGAAGTTGAGGCAAGAGCCGCTGAACAACCCTGAAAGACAAACATGACTGATACCACTGCATTCCTTCAAAATGGCGCTACAGCGGCTATTACCGCAAACTCCAGCGCACCTACTGCTGTACAAATTCCGCCTAACTTTACAGCCTCCACCCCACCCCGTAATCAATACCGGGTTGTCAATGTTGGCTCAGTAACGGCGTTTTTAGGGGCTGGTGCAACTGCCGCAATTGCCGGAACTAACGCTGCGGCAGTCACTACAACCGGCAATGCCATGCCCATAGTGGCTGGCGCTGTGGAAGTCTTTAGTTTCCCGCCAACTTGGTATTTCACCGCAACTGCGGCTTCTGCCACGACGATTTACATAACGCCGGGGGAAGGTCTATAATATTTGTACTGGCCCAATGACCAGGGATTCTCAGGAATCAAAATGTCAGATGAAGAGCAATCAGCGGAAGTCACCGCGCCGGAACTGGAAGCCACGGCGGTTAGCCCAGAACGTGTAATTGAAACGCCGGCAGAGGAAAACTCTGAAAAAACGCCCCGTGTTTATACGGAAGAAGAATTTAATCTTCATACGCAAAAACAACGAGCGTTGTACGAAAGAAATCTCGCAAGAGAGCAGCGAAAGTGGGAACGAGAGCGACAGCCTGCGCCAGCAGTGGCAGTGGACTTACCTCCGCAAGATCAGTTTGAGTCGGTCGATGCTTACGCAGAGGCCAAGGCTTACAAACTAATCGAGCAGCGGGAACTCCAGAAACAGCAAGCTGAGATTCTTGACAACTATCATGAGCGTGAAGAAACGGCTAGGTCTAAGTACAGCGACTTTGAACAAGTTGCTTACAACCCCAGCCTCAAAATTACGACCGTGATGGCACAGACGATTCAATCGTCGGACATTGGGCCTGACTTGGTTTATCACCTTGGCTCTAATCCGAAAGAGGCAGATCGTATTTCTCGGTTATCGCCTATTTTGCAGGCCAAAGAACTTGGACGACTTGAGGCTAAGTTAGCCGATAACCCCGTTCAAAAGCGCACTTCTGGTGCGCCTGAACCGATTTCACCAGTCACCGCCCGTGGGGTGGGTTCTGGGTCTTATGACACGACTGATCCAAGGTCTACCAAGACCATGACGACCAGCCAGTGGATTGAGGCCGACAGAGCGCGACAAATGAAAGCGTTGCAGGCGCGTAAGTTTTAATTTATTTTCTAAGGAAAAATCGTGGCTAATAGCATTCTTACCATTGACATGATTACCCGGAAGGCTCTCGAAATCCTCGAGAACAACCTGGTAATTACTCGCAACGTGAACCGACAGTACGATGACAGCTTTGCTGTTAACGGTGCCAAAATCGGTTCTACCCTGCGTATCCGCCTGCCTGACCGCGCTCTGGTCACTGACGGTGCCGCCCTGCAAGTTCAGGACGACAACGAGCAGTTCACAACCCTGACCGTGGCAAGCCAGAAACACATCGGCGTGAACTTCACAACCGCTGAACTGACCCTGCAATTGGATGACTTTGCAGAACGGGTTCTCAAGCCCCGTATCTCTCAGTTGGCCTCCAGCATTGACGCTGACGTTGCTAACGCTTACAAGTCGATCTACGCGACTGTTGGCACTCCTGGCACGACCCCAGCTACCTCTTTGGTTCTGTTGCAAGCGCAGCAAAAACTGAACGAGAACGCTGCTGTAATGTCCCCGCGCTACGCTACCGTCAATCCTGCCGCCAACGCTGGTTTGGTTGAGGGCATGAAGGGCTTGTTTAACCCCACCGATACCGTGTCACGCCAGTTCAAGAACGGCATGATGGGTACTGGTGTGCTTGGGTTTGATGAAGTCAACATGAGCCAATCCATCAAGGTTCACACCACTGGTACACGGTCTACTGCCGACACGATCTTGGTTAACGGTGCTGTTAGCACCCAAGGCCAATCTACGATCAGCATTGACGGCGGTACTGGTGCTGCAACCGTTGTGACTGGTGACGTATTTACCATTGCCGGTGTGTACGCAGTTAACCCACAAACCCGTGAGTCAACTGGTTCGTTGCAACAGTTTGTTTGTACCGCTACAAATACCGCATCCAGCGGTTCATGGACTAGCATTGCAATCAGCCCAGCAATCTACACCAGCGCCAGCGCCTTGGCTACCGTTGACAGTTTCCCTGCTGACAACGCTGCCGTGACGTTTGTTGGTACTGCTTCTACTGGCTATCCGCAGAATCTTATTTACCACAAGGACGCAATAACATTTGCTACGGCTGACCTCCTCATGCCCCAGGGGGTAGATATGGCTGCTCGCGCAAACCATAACGGTATCTCGCTTCGTGTGGTTCGCCAGTACGATATTAACAATGACCGTATGCCTTGCCGTATTGACGTTCTGTACGGCTATGGCACTATTCGTCCTCAGATGGCTTGCCGTCTGTGGGGCTGATTCAACTCATTTGAAAGGAAATTATCATGGCTCTCCCAAATTCTGGCGGTGGGTATCAGTTCACTGATGGCAACACCAATGAAATCGTCATGGGCGTTCAGGCAGCGCCCCAGACCGCAACTGCTACGGCTACCCTGACCGTTGCACAAGTTACTGGTGGCATCTTGGTCGGTAACCCGTCTACCACTGCGGCTTCGTACACAATGCCAACTGCTGCGGCAATTGACGCTGTGTTTACCAACGCCAAAGTTAACAGCACCTTTGAACTGACCGTCATTAACTTGGGTACTTCTACCGGGTTAATTACGATGGTTGTTGGTACTGGCATTACTGCGGTTGGCAACTTGGTTATTGCTATCACCGGCAGTTCGGCAGGTGTTGGCGGCGCAGGGCAGTTCTTGTTCCGCAAAACCGGCGATGCCGCTTACACGGTGTATCGCGTTGCTTAAACTAAATGGGGGCTTCGGCCCCTATTTTTAAAAGGACATACCATGCCCAATACCCAAGCAACCGGCGTTGCATACGCTGACCCCGAATTTACTACCTGCTACGCAAGCCAGGAAATTGGCTATAGCACCGCTGCACAAGGCGCCGTAACACAAGCAACTAGCAAAGCTACAGGCGTGACTTTGAACAATTCTGCTGGGCGCATTACGATGAACAACGCAGCTTTGGCTGGAGCCACCGCTGTTTCGTTTATTCTGACCAACAGCATGATTTCCATCAATGACACCATCATTGTGAACGTATCAAGCAATACCACTGGTAGTGCGCTTGGTGCTTACACAACTTACGTTTCATATTTGGCTGCTGGTTCTGCCTTGATTACGTTGCGAAATCTGACTGCTGCCACTTCATACTCTGAAGCGGTAATTATCAATTTCTCAGTCATTCACGGCGCAGCGTAAAAATGGTCATTTATCTACGTCACCCGGTCCACGGTACGAAAGTGGCTTGCGCTGAAGAGGAAGCTGTTTACGACGAAAAAAATGGCTGGGTGAGGTATGATTTAGGTGACGTTGAGCCACCTGCCACGGTAAACGAAATGAGGCGTCCCCGTGGCAGGCCGCGAGTTGAGGTTGCTGAACTAGGAGCGTAAATGAGTACCACATCTGCTGGCGACCAGATAAACGGGGCCATGCGCCTGATTGGGATGCTGGCAGAGGGTGAGACACCTTCAGCGGCGGCATCTCAAGACGCGCTGTCGGCGCTCAATCAGATGATCGACTCATGGAACACTGAGCGACTGTCAATATTCAGCACTCAGGATCAGGTGTTTACTTGGCCTGCAAGTGCTAAAAGCCGCACGTTAGGCCCCACTGGTGATTTTGTCGGCAATAGGCCGGTCTTGATTGACGATGCTACCTACTTCAGGGACGCAGCTACCAACGTCAGCTACGGCATTAAGATCATCAACCAGCAGCAGTACGATGGGATTGCAGTCAAGACAGTGACCAGCACGTATCCGCAAGTTCTGTGGATCAACATGACGTACCCCGACATTGAGATGTACGTCTATCCAGTGCCATTGCGTCCGCTGGAATGGCACTTTATTTCAGTTGAAGAGCTGCATCAACCGGCAACGCTGGCGACTACGCTGTCGTTCCCACCAGGTTATCTGCGAGCCTTTAGGTTCAATTTGGCCTGTGAGATTGCCGCAGAGTTTGGCGTCGAGCCAAGTCCGCAAGTCTCACGCATTGCCATGACCAGCAAGCGCAACATTAAGCGCATCAATAACCCAGATGATGTGATGGCTATGCCTTACGGTATTGTGGCAAATCGCCAACGGTACAACATCTACGCTGGCAATTTCTGATACGATGTTTTTTACAACGCAAACCCCGAGGGGGCACTCTACCAAACACCGTTTGAAGGCGGAGAGGGTCAACTTGTTGTTCTGGCCCAAACCAGTGAAAAAGGGGTTTATTTAATGCACACACCAATTCTTGGCAGCGCCTATGTTGCGCGTAGCGTCAACGCTGCGGCCAACAGGATGGTCAACCTGTTCCCTGAAGCCATTCCTGCTGGTGGCTTAGAGGCTGGGTTTCTGAATCGCGCCCCAGGGCTGGAGTTTCTGCAATCTGTAGGAACCGGCCCTATCCGGGCGCTGTGGGCGCACCAGACCAACGGCAGCGACTTCTATGTCGTGTCGGGCTATGAAGTCTACAAGTTGACCGGCATGACGGCTACACCGACTTTGCTTGGTACGGTGACAGGCACCGGCCCGGTATCCATTGCGGACAACGGCACTCAAATCTTCTTTGCCTGCAATCCAGACGGCTACATCTACAACGAAACCACCAACGTGTTTGCGCAGATCACAGACCCAGACTTTGCTGGCGCTGTGACGGTGGCGTACCTTGACGGTTACTTTGTCTTCAACCAGCCAAACAGCCAGATCATTTGGGTATCGCAGTTGCTGGACGGCTCTTCAGTTGACCCGCTGGATTTCGCATCTGCTGAAGGCTCGCCCGATGGTGTAGTGGGGCTTATTGCTGACCACCGGCAACTATGGGTGTTTGGTACTGACTCGGTAGAGGTCTGGTATGACGCAGGCACTGCTGACTTCCCTTTGCAGCGCATCCAAGGCGCGTTTAACGAGATTGGCTGCGTCTCTGCATACTCCATAGCCAAACTTGACAATGGCCTGTTCTGGCTAGGTACAGACGCCCGTGGACAGGGCATCGTCTACCGCGCCAACGGCTACACCGGAACTCGGGTTTCTACCCATGCCGTTGAGTACGCTATTGCCCAGTACGGCAACATCTCGGACGCCATTGCCTACACGTACCAGCAGGAAGGCCATGCCTTTTATGTGCTAACGTTCCCATCAGGCAACGCCACTTGGGTTTACGATGTAGCTACTGAAGCATGGCATGAACGCGCAGGGTTTGATAACGGCCTATTTATGCGGCACCGCAGCAATTGCCAGTGCAACTTTGGCGGCAACATCATTGTTGGTGACTTTGAGAACGGCAACATCTACAAGTTCAATCTAGACATTTTTGCTGACAACGGCGGCATTCAAAAGTGGTTGCGCTCATGGAGGGCGCTGCCGCCAGGTCAGAACAACTTCAAGCGCACGGCTCACCATACCCTGCAACTCAATGCTGAATCAGGCGTGGGGCTGAATAACGGCCAAGGCTCTGACCCGCAATGTATGTTGCGTTGGAGCGATGATGGCGGTCACACTTGGTCAAACGAGCATTGGGCTAGCATGGGCCAGATCGGCGAGTACGGCTACCGCACGTTCTGGCGTCGGCTAGGCATGACGCTCAAGCTGCGCGACCGGGTGTATGAGATCAGCGGCACTGACCCGGTAAAGGTCAGCATCATGGGCGCTGAGTTGGTACTCAGTCCGACTAAGGACTGATATGGCGACCACCAACACCAATATCACCCAGATCCCCGCGCCTCGCGTCCCGCTGCTAAACGCGCAGACGGGCGCTGTATCAATGGAATGGTTTCTCTGGTTCAACAACGTCTACACCATCACGGGCGGCGGCATTGGCATCACGCCAGTCATCAACGGTGGGACGGGACTTAACACTATCCCAACCAACGGCCAACTGCTGATCGGCAATGGCACGGGCTATGCCTTGCACACTCTGACGGCCAGCACCGGCATCACTGTGACCAACGGCGCAGGTACCATTACAGTGACTAACAGCCTGCCCGACTTGACGGTGGTGCTGACGGGTGCTGGAACGACGGTGGTGACCGGGACATATCCCAACTTCACCATCACCAGCAACGATGCCTTTGTGGGCACAGTGACCAGCGTAGGTGGTACGGGCACAGTTAACGGCATTACGCTAACCGGCACAGTAACCACATCAGGCAGTTTGACGCTTGGCGGGGCGCTGAGTGGGGTGAGCCTGACCACGCAGGTATCTGGTATCCTACCCGTAGCCAATGGCGGTAATGGGCTAGGTGCAGCCTACACGGTGGCGACCCTGCCAACACCCGGTACGCAAGGCCGCAGGGCATGGGTGACTAACGCTTTAGCCCCTACATTTTTAGCTGCCCCCGTCGGTGGTGGTGCGGTGGTTTGCCCGGTGTTTGACAATGGCACGGCCTGGGTGGTTGGGTAATGCCTATCATGTCCGCCCAATGGCAAGAAGACAGTAAGGCCAATAAACTGCGGTGGTTTTTAGGCCACCAAGAAGCTATCGACTTTGTGAACTGCTTTTTTGACGCAGTTGAGTTGTGGGACGATCTGATTGACAAGGATGTTCCAATCTCAGACGAACACATCAATCGGGCGTTTTTGTCGCTGATGTTTGTGTTGCCTGCTAACCGCTGGTTTGTGGCAAACTATGCCTATTACCAGCCTTTGATTATGGCGTCAATCAATGGGTTCCATGACGCAAATGAGATGTGCAAAAGTGACAAAAAGCACTTGCGGAATTTAGCGTTTCACATCCGTAATTTTGGGATTGAAATACATATCGCCACTGCCTTTTTGATTGGTGGTTTTGAGCATATGCGTAAGGTGTCCCGCGAAATCCGCGAGTTCTACGCTTTTGAGGAGTTTGAAGATGCCTAGTCCAGAAATTGCAATCCCCGCTGGTGCGTCACTTTTAGGTGGGCTAATCAGTTCGCAAGGCCAGCAGGCTGCGGCAAGCACTTCATCGGATGCCGCTAATCGCGCTATTGATTTGCAAGCACAGCAACGGCGCGAAGACATAGCGCGGCTACAGCCTAGACTAGACGTAGGTAACAACGCATTGGCTCAGATGCAAAGCGGCGCGTTTGCACAACCAGGCCCGTTCAAGTTTGGCGCTGGCGATATGGTTTTAGACCCCGGCTACAACTTTCGCATGAGTGAAGGGTTAAAAGCTCTTGACCGGCAAGCTGCTGCTAGAGGTGGGCTAATGTCTGGCGCGGCTCTTAAAGCTGCGGGAAATTACGGCCAAGACACGGCGTCACAAGAATATGGAAATGCTTACAACCGTGCTTTGACAGGCTACAACTCTGAAGTTGCACGTTCCAACACTGGTTACAACCGTTTGGCGGGGCTTGCTGATGTAGGTCAAACAGCAGGCACTCAAATTGGCACTGCCGGTCAAAACTATGCCACCAATGCGGGTAACTTGATGGGCCAAGCTGGTCAAGCCACTGCCGCAGGTCAGTTGGGTACAGGCAATACGTTTAACAACGCGCTTGGCACAATGGCAAGCGGCTATCAAAATCAAAGCAACTTTGACAGATGGCTGGCGTCGCAAAGACGGCCTAGTTTGTATGACGCGCCTCAGTACACCAATACGCCGTACAACGCCAATACCATGATTCCAATGCAACCAGGTGGGGGTTACTAACATGGCTGACCTAAACTCTATGATCGCCCAAGGCGCTCAGTTCCAAGCGCCGATTGACCCGTTTGTCCAATACGGCAGGATGCAGCAGTTGCAGCAGGGGCAAAATCAGAATGAACTTGCCCGATACACGATGGCAAAAGCCCAGCAAGAAGACGTTACCCGCAACGCTTTGAACCAGGCTTACCAGTCAAACATGAACCCTACAACGGGCGAAATTAACTACGCAGGCGTCTATAAAAGTTTGGCTGGCGCTAACGCTGGGGCGTCTATTCCTGCTATTCAGGAGCAACAGTTTAAAACTGCAAAAGAAAAATCAGCGCTTGCAAAAACCGACCAAGAAGTATTTGCGTTGAAAAACAAAGCACTTGGAACTGGTTTAATTGCAGCACTTCAAGACCCATCAGATGCAGGTTTGGGCCGCGCGTTTGATATGCTTGACAGTCAAGGCATACCCACTAAAGATTTGCGTACTCAGTTTGCCGCTATTCCTGATCCTGCAAAACGGTTGGAAATTATCAAAAGTTATGCTTCGGCGCATCCAGAAGGTATCGCAGCCCTAAATTTTGTTAAGCCTAGTCCAACTCAAATTACACGCCCTGACGGCAAAATAATTTTTGTGGATAACAACCCAAATAGTCCTACTTTTAAACAAGAAGTTATGCCTTCGCAAGCTGCCGGGATGACGCCATATCAAACTGGTAATCTTAAAGTTGCTCAAGGAAATCTTGCGGTCAATCAAGGAAGACTTGCTGTTGAGCAAGGCAACGCAAATGCGCCTCAATATATGGTTACTGACCAAGGTGTTGTGGCACTTCCCAAGCGTCCAAAACCAGGTGAAATTACCGGATCGTTAGTGAGAGGCCCAAGCGGAGAGCCATTGCAAAAGGAATTGAAACCTATTCCTGCCAACATCAATACCGCAATCAGTACAAACGACCAAACCTTAAAATCTATTGACGAGGCAATTAGGCTTATCAAAGCAAATCCAGATGCGGTAGGCTGGAAAGGCTATGCGCCTAATAAGATACTAAATGAAACAAACCCAGAAGGTGTTGACGCACGCGCAGCTATATCAAATATTGGTTCGTTAAAACTTCATGAACGTACCGGCGCGGCTGTTACGGCTAGTGAATTTCCAAGACTAGCGCCGTTTATTCCTTTAGCTACTGATGATGCTGCAACAGTAGTTAAAAAATTAACTCAGATGAGAAATATTGCCCAAGGAGAGCAACAAAATTTAACTGAAACGTACACTAGGGAACAAGGATACCGGCCAAGCCCGATATTAAAATCTAAACCTGCATCAGCGCCTGCTGCGGCAGGAGTTGCGCCTCCCCCCGGCTTCAAACAAGATTAAAGGCGCATCATGGGCTTGCAAACCGCAACTAATCCTGATACTGGTGAACGTGTTGTTTTGGTGGGTGACCAATGGATACCGTTTACGGAAACTACCACCAATGACAAAGGTGTTAAAGCCTATTTGACTGGTGACAAGTGGCTTACTGATGAAGGCCCGGTGGCTCCTGCTGCGCCAAAAAAACAGCAGGGTTTTTTTGAGTCAATTGGCGATTCATTTCAAGCACTGTCTGAAGGCATTATTAAAGGCGGCGGCAACGTCATGTTTGGTGGGCAGCAGCTTGTTGGACAAGGGTTGCAAGCTGTTGGGGCAACTCAAGCTGGTCAAGCCCTGATTACTGACGCCCAACGCCGCCAAGCTGAAACGCAAGCGCGTGTTGCGCCGTTTAAACAAGAGTACCCAATGTCAACTGGCACTGGTGAATTAGGCGCTGAGATTATTGGCACGCTTCCTGTTGGCGGTGCAATTGCTGCGCCTTTAAGAGCAATTCCAGCAGCCGCGCCGTTAGCTCAAGCCATTCGTACTGGCGGGTTTTCTAAAGGCAATCTGGCTACACGCGCAGTAGGCGGTGCAACTTTAGGTGGCGCGTCACCTGCAATAATTAACCCTGACGAAGCTGGGACAGGCGCAATTATCGGCGGTGCGGTGCCGTTTGCTGGCCCTGCACTCGGGTATGTTGGTGGCAAAGTTGCAAACCTGCGAACCATGCCACAAAATCGCGCCGCTAGTCTGGCCCAACAAGCGGCTGGCGCTGATCTTAAAGAAGTGGTTAACGCATTGCGTAGCGCGCCGCCGAATGTTGGGGTTGCCGAAGTTATTGCACGGTTTCAGAATCCCGCGCTTCAAGCGCTTGTAAAAGACTCTTTGGAATCTACGCCTGAAGGCGCTCAATATTTGAGCAAACTAAAGACTATGACCGAGAAAGAGGCCGTTAATGAGCTTGCAAAACTTGCAGGCGGTACAACGGCTGCCGATGTTCGAGCCACAAATGAATTAGCTAAGAAAAACTTAAACACAATCACAACACCTATGCGCGACAGCGCCCTTAACCGGGCCAACTTGGGTAAAGCAGTTGCTGAGTATGAAGCGCAAGCAGGTAAACTGAGCGCGGAAGCTGCGGCCCAAGTACAAGAAGTACGCCGTTTAATTGATTTGGGTGATCATGCTGCTGCGGCTGCACGGTTAGATGCCATCAAAACGGGGTTGCCTGCAAGCTCCCGTCTTGCCCCAGCCAAGTCTCAAGCTGGTTTTTCAGATCAATGGGCAGCTATTTATACTTATCCAGGTAAATTAGCGCAAATGTCTGATGAATGGGCATCTCAAGCTGCTAACGCTTCGCTTGATCTTGGACAAGGCGCTCGCTTTTCCCAAGCAGCGGCGGATGCTTTGCGTTCTGTCGGTATTAAACCTTTGGAAGGCGCGCCGCTTGCCAATCAAATTGCCGCTATTTCAAAAAATCCATCTTTTGCTGGAAATGATTTGGTGGAAGGCTCGGTTCAACGAGTTGCAGAAGACATAGCTAAGTGGACTAGTCAAGGCGGAATTATTGACGCTAAGGCTTTAGAAGCCATCCGTAAAAATGCGGTCAATGCTGCGATTGCTAAATTGCGGCCAGGCGCCGATGCTACCTCCCAACGCAATTTGGCAGCGGGGGTTATGTCAAACATTAAACCTTTGATTGATGATGCCATTGAAGCCGCAGGAGGCGTTGGCTGGCGCGACTATTTAGCTACTCATGCCAAGGGTATGCGTAACATTGCGGAAAAGAAATTAACAGGTGAAGCCCTCGCTTTGTTTAAAAACAACAAGAATGAATTTGTGCGGCTGGTGCAAAATGAATCGCCAGATTCGGTTGAAAAAATTCTTGGCCCCGGCAGTTACAACATTGCATTAGAACTTGCAAATAGCACAATGGATGTGTTGAGAAAACAAGCGTCTAGTCATTTAGACCGCGTTGCCGCCAGCACGCAAGCCACTGAAGGGCAAAAAGCGTTAGCTACTTTGGTGTCTCAAAATACATCAATGTTTCGTTTTCCATCACTTGTAAACGTGTGGGCTACCGTAGGCAACAAAACAATCAGTGAGTTAGAAAAACGCTTAGGCGCTAAGACAACAAAAACATTGTCGGACGCTATGCAAAGCCCTCAAACTGCTGCAAATTTATTGGGCTCGTTACCTGCGTCTGAACGAAATAAAATAGTTCAACTGCTTAACAATCCTTCAATGTTAGGAGTCAAAGGCGCTACCATTACCCGCGCAGCAGCGATGCCTGCCGCGCCCACAAACGCCCTTGCCCCGGCCAACCAAAACGCCATGACGCAGTAGGAACACATATGTACTACCTCAATGCTTTCAACGAGATGCTGCGGCGGCGTCAGCAGCAAAACCAGATGATGGGTGGTGAGGGCTATCAAGGCGTTGGTAATGCCCCGCCATCTGGCCCAATGGGGTTAGGCCCAGCGCAGGATAGGTCTGGTTGGCGGGATGCAATTAACGGTATGAGTCCGTTTGCAAGTGCTGCCATGTCTATGATGCCTGGTGTTGGCCCCGCGCTTGGCCTTGCAAAAGCAGTTAACTACGGTATGTCTCAGTACGACAAGTCTCAGCTTTCGCCTGCGGATGCGGCGATGGCTGCGGCTAGGCAGGGGTTTCAGGCGAGTGAGAAGTCAGGCTACGCCACTCCAGATTATGGTTATGTTGACGACAGCGGCGACAGGCTAGGCTTTAGTGGGCCTACCGTTGGTGGCCCAATGAGTCAGTCAAATATTACTGGGTCGGATTTGGCCCCTATGGCTTATGAAGCTGTGAGTTCGCCGGTGTCGCAGTCATCTGTTGCCGGGACGGCTTTGGCCCCTATGGCTTATGAAGCTGTGAGTTCGCCGGTGTCGCAGTCATCTGTTGCCGGGACGGCTTTGGGCGCTTTGGGTGGCGGATTGCAAGGCGGCGGCTCTTCTGGCTCAACAGGCTTGTACGGCGATGCTTCTGCTGGCATGGGTGGCTACGGCGGGTTTGGCGGCGGGGGATTGGGCGGCAGTGGTGACGGGGATGCAGGCGTTGGCGGTGGATTTGGGTTGTACGCCAACGGCGGTATGGTTCATGCAGAACACCTCAAAGGCCGCGCTCCTGCACCAGACGATGGCTACGGGGCGCTACAGGGCGGTGAGTACGTCATCACCAAGGCGGCGGTGGAGAAGTACGGCAAGCGCATGATGGATGCTATCAACAACGGGACATTCAGATGACTGACGATGATTTCAGGCGATTGGAAAGCAAGGTTGACAAGCT